TCGTATCAACGCAGGCCGCGCCACCACCACCAGCACCGTATGCGCCGCCAACACCACCCGCTCTAGAAGTATTTATTCCATCCGGTACAGTATTGCCTCTACCACCGCCACCATAGTAAGATGCACCACCATTACCACCACTAGCAGAGTCTAAACTATCAATACCCAAACCAAAAAATCCAGATTGACCAGAAAGATTTATATCACCATTCGATGATGATCCGGGTTCACCTCCGCCAATAAAAGCACTTTCTATTGAGGGCGCACCACCACCTGAACCAGCTTTACCAGCATTACCGGTTAATATAAAAGTTATAGAACCGTTTGGAGAAAAAGTTGTGACAGCGCCATCACTACCGGAGGTACCACCTGTGCCTGAGCCACCATTACCACCTTCACCGACAGTAATTGGGCAAGACGGTCCAAGTTCTTGTTTGAGATATAGCTTTATAGCAGTGCCGCCAGCACCACCACCGCCGCCAGCAGAAGACAGAGCAGTATCGGCCGTAGCACCGTCCGCACCACCGCCACCACCACCCGCACCAGTTACTGTTACCATTGCTGATATCAGATTTGCTGGTGGTGTATAAATGAATGAACCTACATTCGAATATACAATATGATTAATAACAATCGCTAGACTGTTAGCAGCATTACCAGAAATGCTATTAGCCGAGATTGTCGTCACATTAATAGACGTTGTAGTAATTGAATTTGATGATATAGAGTTTGAAGTTATGCTGTCAGCAACAGTTAAGGTACCATTTACTGTAGCACCAGAATTAACAGTATGTGTACCAGAAACAAACACATTTCCCTGAGGATCTAAAGTATATCTTACGATACCATTGAACTTATAGTTGATTATGAACGAACCTGTGGCATATCCGCTCGAATTAACATTCAAGCCCATACCTGTGTATGCAATACTATTATTTGTCCACTGTGATGTTAGATTTGCAATGCTTACAGTCATAGAGTTACTACATATGTTGATTGATAGTCTTGACTTTCTGTACCATCAAAATGTTGATCTAGGGCCACAAATTCGCCATCATCAAGAGTTATAAAGTCTGTTGTATCATCCCAATTTGTTGGTTCATAATTTAAATCATAATCATTGTTGATGATGAACGATGTAAAAGTTTTACTCGCTCCTGAATCATCACCAACAACTGTTGTGCCTGATGAAATAGTGCCTTGTATGTTCATTAGAACAAGAAGACCTGTTTCAGGATAATAGTTTTTTACTCTTGCTGTTGCATTACCAGAACGAACAACTTCTCCTACTCGAAAACTCATCCGCCGCCAGCTGCTCCTCCATAAATAATCAATCTATTTGAATGTTCTTTCGGATCAGTAGGTGGCACAGGATGTCTTTTGCTGTCTCTGGCAGGATCAGCTTTGTCACCCATTGCAACGATAACTTTCTTACCATTAATCTTGACGGTGCCACTACCGTAGACGGCCTTGAGAGGCGCGCCGCCGCCCTGAATTTCATCACCTTCAACAGCAAGTAGTTTGCCCTCAACAAAGACAGTCGATTGTCCTGTTACGTTTGTTTTATCTTTACAAAATCTTTCGTCGTTGTGTCTATGGGCTCCTGGCATCAAGCTACCTTTTTCGGTCTTCCTCTACCGCGCTTTTCAATAGTTGCAACACCCGTTGAACCAAGACCACCAACTCTATCCGTCTTTTGTGTTGGTGCTTCTATAATTTCAGTAAGTTCGTACTTTAGTTGATGCACTAACTCTGCTTGAGCGATGCGATTACCAGGATTAATGCTTTGATGATTTTGGCTTAAATTTGTTAAAAGAATAAAAGTTTCTTGAACATAATCGGAATCAATTACAGCTTCAAGATTAGCAAGAACGAGACCTTGCTTATATGATAATCCAGAACGAGGATGAATACGAATAGAATATCCTTCAGGTATATCAAAAATCAAACCAGTGGGTACCATAACACGATCACCTGGCATGAGCGTCAAAGGTCCATCAGCGAGCGATCTTGTAAATGTTTTATTATATACATTATATCCAGTATAGATCGACTTACCATGTGGTTGATAAGCAATGTCAAAACAAGCTGCTTGCTGTGTACCAAAAGAAGGTAAAACAATACCAGAATGTGTCTTATAAATTTTCAATTCTAACATCATATACTCCATTATGTTTAGACTATTTCTTCCCAAGTCATTGCACCAACACCATCATTGCCGTTTGCTGCACCTGTTGCTGCAAGTGTAATTATAATACCGCTGTTGCTTGCTGCAAACGGGTCTCTTTCGAACTGGTATGCAAATAAAGTTTCTCTTCCAAGATTAACAGCAGCACCACCAGCGCCAGCTGATACGTTTACATAACCTATTTGTGCGTCACGGCCGCCTGATATTGCACTAGCAGTTATGTCATACTCTATAGGTGAATCTGATGCGGCAGAAACCCAAGAAGCATCAGTCAGTGTGCCACCAATGATAATCTTATAGCGATAGCTTGTATTGTTAGTGACACCGAAGAACTCTACATCTTTGAGAACAGCAATCGCATCTTTGAATGAATCTTTTAGTCTCACAGACAAGACTGGTGTAAATGTTCCAGCAGTCGGCAAATCTCTTGGAGAAGTGATAGGAATGCTAATGCTTCTAGCTTTACCTTCTAGAGTATATCCACCCTCAGAAACAACTGTAGAACAAATCTGCTTGAGTGTGCTATTGTTTGCCGTTACACCAGTGTTGAATATCTCATAGCGAATAGGCAAGCAAGCTGTCGTCATGTAGGGTTCAGTTCTCAGATTATCGTTATGGAATATGTGTGCGGGTACCATAAGTCCGTCTACAACAAAGCCACATCTTACATCACCTACACCTAACCACTCAACGTCTGTCCAAAAGATGTTCGTCTTTGTTGTATCTAGACCACCATGACCTACGGCCGCAGCAAAACTATTTGCTGTACCATCAAAAACATCCTTATTCCAGTTAGCTTGAGCAACTTTGGTTTCTTGAATTGTTCCTGTAGAGTTTGATCTTAGAACAAGATATACATCATTGTTACTCTTCTCTAAGAAGATACCATTGTCTGTGTTGAAATAACCAACTCTTTGTGTAAGGTTGGCTTGAGCATTTGCCATCGCAAAGGTATTCATAATCAAAAGCGACTTGCCCGGCTGATAGGCAAATACTCTTTTTGTTTCTCGCTTAACAGAGTCGGTTGCTGGTGTGCCTACGTTTAGATTTATTGCACTCTGATGAACAATATAAGATGTGTTGGCGTTTGCGCTGCCAGTGTTTGATGTGCTGAATCTATCGTTTACTTGATAGCGGTTTTGTGAATCGAATAGTGTGAGTGGATTAGATACTCTGAGTCTTCCAAAAGCGTCTGTGGCAGTGCCCGATGGGCTGATTCTGTCGTAAAGACCGACAACCTCAAATAAAGTCTTTTCTTGATTTAGGTAAACATTCGTGTCTTTACGATACTGAGCCATTAATCTTCTCTACGCTTCTTGCCTATATTATATTTAGTCACAAGATTCCAATCATTCTTTTCTTTATGTGAGATGATCTTGATTTGACTTAGTGGCGCTTTTGGTTCTTTAGTCTTGCTAACATCAACTAACTCCAGAAGTTTCCATTCATGAAGCAAATTTGCTATCGTGTTTCTTCTACCAATATCATCTTCTGAAAAGTCTGATCTTTTACCATCTAAAAGGAAAAGTTCTTTGAAGTGTACTAAGTAATAGCGACCCTGCTTGTGTAGTATATGACAGGACTGATAAAGCGTCCTATCTTTCTTTGAAGCTACGCCTATACGAGACAATGTTTCTCTGATCTTTAAGAAATCGTCAGGTTCTGGGAGCTTTACCTCTATTAGCTCTTCTAGATTTATCATTCAAACCACCTTTATTCAGTTTCTTTTTGATTTCATTAATATGGTCATTTGAAAGAACTAGCAGAGCGTCTTTAGCTTTTTCGGTGGAATACCCATAGTATTCTTTGATAAGCTCAAGATCATCAATAATCTCTTTCTTATACCACTTCTGATACGGTCGCTTGTAAGCCCGTACAGTATTTAGTAGAAATTGATATTGAAGAAGACGATCAGCATTGGGCAGTTTGTTCATTTCATTGGCATACAAGACGCAATCCCGGTGAAAGGAAAGCGCCTTGTTAACCACGAAGGGAACATAATTTCCCTCATTCTCTTCAGATATAATAACTTTTTTAGTCTGTAAAATAGACGGAATTATGTCTTTGAAAATATCGGTCATCAGTTCCAATTGCTCGAAGAGTACTTAACAAGAAGTTCCTTTTCTTCTTCTGAAACTTCAAAAACCATCTTCATATTTTCCTGTTTTATAGGTATGAGTATCATATCTCTTCCATCTCTAGTTTTATATTCTTTATATTCTATATCACAACCACTAATTTTGTAAACCTTGCCTTCAGAGAAATGGTTCTTTTTTGTAGGAACAGAAATGAAATAAACTTCATCAGCAGAAACACATTTCTTAAGCTGAGTCCTTTTAAAAGAAAAGCAGTCTTTTGTAACAAAAGGAACTTGTGTCTTTACCTCGATGTTTTTTCCTTCAACTACCATATCTTTCTGAGAATCAAACTGATTAACTGAAACTTCAACTTTTTTGCCATTCTTAACAAAATAATTGAATATGATAGTTTCTCCAGCACGACCTAAAGTTGTGATGTTATACATATAAAATCTCCATCAGCACCATATTTAATCAACAAAAACTATATAGACTTGCGCTTTTGAAATCTTCTCTTTTCTTTGAAGCTAAACTATTCTCTATGATTCTGCTTTTATTGTCTATATCATGATCGATGTTCATCAAAGTGTTTCGACCAAATCTCAGTTGAAATTTTAAAATGAAATAGCTTTCCATAGCCGCTAACCATCCTGGCACACAATGATTAGGAATCTCTTGATCTGGCACTATCAAACAAACATTCACTTTAGAAACAACTTCTTTTCCACTACCAAAGCTTTCAAAAAACTTTGCATATGATGCTTCTCTTTTAATTCTTTCGTTTTTATGAATAAGACTGTGCTTGTGATGTTTCAATCTTCTCGCTGGTAATCCATACCTATGATAGTATTCTCTTTCAGTAAGAAACTGTTTATCACCAATCGCACGGGACTTTGTGTCAACTTTTTTTCTATCATAAAAAAAATCATTGTATGACAGTCCCGATTTTCCAATATAAACAGTTTTCTCAAAATGGTATGGTATAACACTGCGATCAGGAATAGTGTCCATAGGTTCAGTTATAGCATATATGCCAAAAGGTATGTTGTTAAATCTCGAACAGTCTTCAATTCTACACCATTCAACAATTTTGAAGTTGTCCATAATATGATCAGACATATTCACAATCCACCATCATTTCGGTTAAACATGCGACGAGATTTATTTCTTGATCTGCAACAAACGCACTTTGATATTGGTACTTTGCGATGATCACAACCGCTTGTGGTATGCTTTCTGCTTTAAAGTATTCGTATAGCGAGTCATATATTTTACGATAGATGCGAGCGGGTTCAATGTCAGAGTTTGCTACAACCCACTTACGCATTTCGCTGAAATTGCCATCTTTTAGAAATCCGACAAGATCAGATATCTTTCTTACATCTGATATCTGAGCAAGAGTGCCAGCATCAATAGTCCCATTAGAGCTATAACGCTGAAGCTCGTTGAGAGTCCTGCGATAATCAGGAAAGTATTTTCCCACAATCTGTTGAAGAACTGCCTTATCATATGTTATACCCTCTTTGTCTAGAACATTACCAAGACGCTTGAATAGTAACATTGCCATCTTTGGCTTCTCATCTGTCTTAAGCGAGAAGTCAATAACAGAACAGCGTGAATGTAGAGCATCAATCAAACGCGACTTAAAGTTACAAGTGAAGATAAACGTACAGTTGTCCGAGTATTCTTCAATCGCACCACGCAAACCAGCTTGTGCTTCTGGTGTAAGATAATCTGCTTCGTCTAGAATAATTACCTTACGACCACCCGTCAAAGAGATGGTTGATGCATATCCTCTGATCTTTGTTCGCAGCATATCAATACCGCGCTCTTCAGACGAATTGATAAAGAGATGATTAAGACCAATCTCTTCACACATAGCCATAGCAACAGTTGTCTTGCCGACACCAGCACTACCAGTAAGCATTAGATTGGGAATAGATTTCTTGTCTACATAATCTTGAAACACTTTCTTGATACGATCAGGAAGAATACAATCCGCAACAGTTTTAGGTCTGTATTTTTCTACCCACAAAAAATCATCCATACTTGTTCTCCACAAGACTTGTTAAAACTTCTCGCGCTCCTTCTTGACCCAACTGTTGGATGAATATCATTTTCGCAGTTGTTGCCATAATCGAAGCAAGCGCAAGCAAGTCTTGTCTATCATCGCACATCATGATCTGTTGATCAATAGGTTTCATCAACTCTTTCATGC